TACATTTGGGGTTGCAGATAAGGCTGAATCTAATGTAATTACACTGCCTACAATTCCAGTTACATTTTTAGTCTCAACAGATCCGTTTGGCATTATTACACTGACTTTTTGATTACCACCAGTAAATGTATCTAAATCTTGTGTGTTATCCACAGTTATCTGCGTAGTAGTTGCTGCATTTATTCTTCCTGATCTTCTTTCTCCACCACGAACAGGATCATTTACAGAGATAACAGATCCAGGTCTTACGATTGCACCAGCATCTATTGATGTTGTAAAACTAATAACTTCTGATTCGTTTTGTTCACTAAATAATATTGCCTTGCCTAGTCTTTGAGCCTGACCACGGGAAGTACAGGCAAATGCTTTTACATCTTTCTTTACTATTCCTAGCTTGGCTTGTGCAGCAGTATCTTCTACAACTTCATAATCTATTTCTCTACTATCCATATTAAAATAGCTAACAGAAATAACAGTATGTCTTTGTTTTAAGCTGGAACCAGAATATGAAAATCCACCTTCACCTACGTTTGCCAAGCTAAATAAATAACTAGGATCTGTTGGTTTATCTTGCGTAATAGTTACAGAACCTTCAGACCAAATAGGAAAACATCTCATTACACCAGCTAATTCATTTATTAGCGTGTATGCCTCCATAGATCCCTGTAGATTTACATTGCAACTAAATCTCGCTTCTTGTCCTCCAAATCCATCTGATACCAGTTCATTTGCGTATCTACTAGCTGC